AGAAGTCATGCTTGTCCATGCTTCACCTCGTCACTTGCGGGTTCCTTCTGGCAGCAGAAGGGTCAGTCTCCCGTCACAAAGGGCATAACCATCCGTAGAACAAGGCTTCTTCTTGGCTATGTCTTCATCGCCCCGACGTATCTGCTGGTCAAGCTGCCTGCGTAGCCCGTGCTGGTACTGCCGCTTGCGCCAACGGTCGTGACCTATCTGTCTCCACGGGGCTTTTGTGCTGCGACTCATCGCTTCACCTCAAATGGCTTGCGGTCAACCCACTCAGCCTGTTTCCCCTTGTTCCATTGCGCGACTGGGCGCAAATAACCAACACAACGGCTGTAGACTTCGCACCTGACCCGCCGCTCCACGGGAACGAGGACACGGCCTTTTTCGTCCACAAGGTCGCCGTGGGCGTTGGTCATGACTTCCTCTTCTGCGCGAAGGCGATGGCGAGGGCTTGCTTCAAGGGCTTGCCCGCCGCAAGTTCCTTCTTGACGTTTTCCTTGAAAACCTTCTTGCTCGTTCCCTTCTTTAGCGGCATAAGACCCCCTATACGCGGCGGAACCACTCGCTGATCTCGCGCTGCTCGAATATCTTGCTGATGCGGAGCGCACCTTTCGTAAACACTGGCTCCTGCGAAACAAGGCTCTGCGCCCGCTGCGCCTTGTACTGCCGCCGTCCCATGACGGCGTAGCGAAAGGCGTCCAACAGGTCGTCACCTTCGTCAACGGGCTTGTCGCCCTTCCAGACATAGTTCCTGAATTCGTCTTTGAGTTCCGTGCAGTGCTCCGAGATGCGGAGCCTGTCCGTGGCAAGGAGTTTCGTGATTTCGGTGATACCCAGCCGCAGATCGTTGATGGCGGCTAAGAAAGAGATCTCCAGCCCGTTCTTCCCGAACCACTTCTTGAGCTCCATCGCGCCCTGCGGCATGGAAGGGTCGTAATAGACCCTGCGCACGTTGTAGTCCATCATCCACTTCATCGTGTTGAGCACGTGCGTCTCGTAATCAATGGCGGAAGCGTAATATTCCCTGAAACAGTGGATAATTCCCTCGCTCTCGTAGCACCACACAAACGTCGTGGGGTGCCCGAAGCCGAAGTCCACCCCGCACCACACGTCGGCGTGTTCGGGGGGTTCCCCGTGCGGTTCAATGGCTTCTTTTTTGAGGTCATAGACCAAGCCGACCGCAGCGGAGAACTCCCCCATGTACCGCATGGCAAACTCGGCAGGCGGCAGTTCACGACGGAACCGCTCGAACTCCTCTTTGGGAAACGCCGGATTTGCGGTGGAAGGGCATTGGATGAATTTGTAGTACGCACTACCGCCCTTCCATTCCTCATACGGTTCGTCTGCAAGCCACGCCTGCGTTTTCCCCGGATAGGGGGTCGAGCAGCCGAAGAATTGGCCCTCTTTGAGCAGCACACGCCCTTGCAGAACCGTCCACACACGCTTGCGGTACTCTGCCACCTCGTCGCAGATGATGCCGTCGAACTGACCGCCCTCCAGGTGGTCGGGTTTGTCGGCGCTCCCGAAGAATATCTCAAAGGAAGCGCCTTTATAGCAGCGGTGCTTCTCCGACCAAGTGCCCTTGAGGGGAGTGTGGTCGAAGTATTCCTTGACGTAGGTGAGGGCAATCTGATCTACCATGCTGTAGATGGGTTCTACAACGAGGTAACGGCCCCCGTGCCGCTTCGTTATCCACGAGAATAATTTCAAGGGAATAAGACTGCTTTTTCCTGTTCCACTTCCCCCGATGAAGAAGAGGTACTGTGTCCCCCCGAACATGGGGCCGACATCATCTAGAACTTCCTTCTGGTAGTGGTTCGGGTGCTGGCGGATGCGTCCCTCATCGGTCACCAGCCAGAGGACGGGCTTGCCCTGCTTATTCTTCAGCACTATCGGTCTGGGTCGTTACGTCTTCCGGCCAGTCAGGGCCGCTTTCCTTCTCGTCCGTCGCCATGTTCTTGGTCAAGTCCAAGGCCAGCTTGGCGGCTAAGGTGACATCATTGCCCTTCAGCTGGATTTTGTGCTCGTCCAAGAGAGCACTGCCTTTCCTGATGATCTGATTGAGTAGAGCCTTCGCTTCTTCGTTCAGGTAGAGGGTTTGGGGGTCGTAAAGACCTCTGAGGGCTAGTGTCTCCTGTATGCTCTCCTGCGACTTCACCCACTCTTCCCAGCACTCTTTCGAACTCCACATCTTCAAGGTTCCAAGGGCTATTCCCGAATAGTGAGCTATCTTTTCCAGCGACCTTTCCCTACCCAACTGGAAATAGGCCATCTTCGCCGCCTCGTGCTCGGCAAAGGAATAGTCCCTTTGTTTCCGCCCCTTTTTCGCTTCCGAAACGGGGGCCGTGTTAGTCTCGTTTGGCATATACCCCTCCACCCTATAGCCACATCAGACTGTGAAGGTTTTGAGGGGTCATTTTCACATTCCCCCCGAAAAAAGGGGGCGCTGTCACCCCCAGTGGGGGTCAATCGTTGATTTTACCTACCCCTACGCGGAGGGAGATATCCTCCCCCGCCCGCCGCGGCTCGCGCCTTGTGGGTACCCCCTTGCCGCAGCGCTGCAGCAAGCAGGGGAGAGAGGGAAGGGGAGAGAAGGGAGAGGAAGGCCCCTCGCTGCCCTGGCATAGTCACATGGAGGAGAGAACAAGCCGCTGCTGTACCCCACGCTACACCGCGTGGGGTACAGCAAAAACAACCACGGCGCTACCGCGCCTATGACCTTATGGGTGTTAGGGGTATATCCAAGACCAAGAACACACGGCCCCTTTTTCACATGATCGGACTGCCTACCATCACCGCCGTATATGTTTTCGTGGCAAACCGCCTTGACACAAAAACACATTTGCGGTATAATGTCAACGTGCGAGAAAGACCCCCAGCGCAATGACAACAAGGGCACAGCGAGAGTAGAGGCGATGACCGGCCCGCTGTGCGAAGTCCTGCCTGATGAAGCCAGAAGGCCGAAACCGTCTATGATGGTCGCAGGATACCGTAAGCCCCGACCCCACACGGGCGGGCAGGAAGGGAGAACACAATGAACGCAACGAACAACGAAGGGTATCAGGGCTGGACTAACCGCGAGACATGGACAGTCAACCTCTGGCTCATGAACGACGAAAGCAACTATGCCTTGCTCTGCGACGTATTGAAGCAAAAAGCAGACGATCAAGAAGCCGCCGACCTGCTGCGCGACCTCATTGAAGATGACACCAACGACCTGCTGAAAGCAAAGGAAATCGCCTCGTCAATGGCAAGCGACCTTCTGACCCATGCGCTTGCCGAGGTCAACTGGCTGGAGATCGTGCAGGACAACAGGGGATAGCTCGCCCCGATGAGGCTGGACAGCAACCAGCCGAAACGCCCGAAAGGGCGTCGGCGAAAGCTAGCACGACAGCCCGCCCAGGAGTGCGGGAGAAGGACAAGGGAGGCAGACCATGAACCTGAACGCAACGTGCACAAAGCGTGAACACTGGACAGTCGTTGCTCGTCAACATCGGTGGGTAGCGGGCGCGACGATCACCGAGAGTTACAACGCCGACGACATCACCGAGCGCAGGTTTACCGCGACAATCAGAGGCTTTCAGAACTGGAAGATTCGCCAAGGTAAGAACGTTCCCGACTGTGCCACGGCTGTTGCTGATGTCGTTTCGCGTGTGAAGGCAATCCGAGACAGAATTGACGCGGGCGACGAAGCAGTGTTTGCAGAGCCAAACGAGTATTACAAGCCTCAATCAGTTGTCTGACCGTTTGACGGCTCCCTGCGGGGAACCGTGAGCCGGTTGGCTCAATCGCAGTTGAGAGGTGTCCCATGTTACAAGCACGGGGCTGGAGAGTCACACGGCCCCACACGGCCCCCGCAAGCCCTGACCGCGAGGCAGGCAGGGGAGAAAGGGCAGACCATGAACAACCTTATTCTTCCGTGGTTTCACAGTCCAAAGCTCCATCAGCGGGTCATTATCACCGAGGGCTGGCGACGGTGGCAAGTATCTTCCTGTGAAGCCGCCGACTATGGGCGCGTTCTGTTCTCTGGTTCTCTGACCGCTTGTGAGCGGTTCGCTGGTGTGGCATGACTGACCAGATGAGCAAGTTCTGTGACGCCTTTACTCGCGCCCTACTGACAGAGGATGACACACTCGCCGCCTACATTTACGACATACAAACCCGCTGGATGCGGGGAAAGGAGCGCCATGAGTAAGACAAGAAGCAGGTGGACGTTTTACCGCGAAATAAAAGGCCGCCCCCATTTTCTGAGGGCGGCATTGGTCAGGGCAGACCGCAGGCATTATAGCGCGAGAGGTGTCTATGTCTACTCGGCATAACTGCGCGTGGTTGTTTCAGGAAACATGCGACAACTGCCCGCTGTTGGAGCAGTGCCTGAACGAGGCGCGGAAATGAGAAGGCTGGAGCAGATCATGGGCGAGGTGAGCAAGTACGCCCCGCCCGAGAAGGTTCACGAATGGCAGGAGGAAATCTACCAGCTCATTGAACAAGCCCGCCGCACAGCGGTGCAGGGCGTCTACGATCACCTGACAAGCATGGGCATTTGGCAGCAACCACACTAAGGAGGTGGGCATGAGAGACAGCAGGAGCAATCTCATCGAAGCAGCGTGCGACGTGCAAGAGTCGGGATTATGCACCCCCGACTGGGTTCTGCGAAGCATGAACACGGACAAGCACGGCTCCATCACCATTTCAGTAAGGGATGTCGGCTTTTCTGAAACCTGTCGCAAGATCGAGAACCAGCGGCACTTCTTGTTTGACGAACTCCCCACCGCACCCGCCCACTCGTATTGGCAAACGGGAGAAGCGGCTTTGCAAGACTACCTCAGGCGGATGCGACAGCCGAGTTTGTACGACAGGGTAACGGCGGGGTGGAACTGACCCCAGGGCCGCCGCGAGACGGCCCTTTTTCATCTTCGCAAAAGTCCGCACCGCAAGTTTTCAATAAGAGTTCAGGGCAAGAAAGTACCACTTGGCACGAATTGTGCCAATCTTTAGGTACTTTCTTTAGTACTACGTCTTTACTCCGTAAAGACATATAAAACACCTCTTTTATAAAAGAACATCTTTTGCGGTATGTCATCGTATACAGACGTACTATGACTGACGTCTTTTAGTAGAACCCCGTCTTTACACTGGCCCCGCCAGAAGCGCGGGGCCTAAGATATGTTCTTTACGAAAAAGGGTTTATACTTTTCGCAGATCCTTACCTTGCGCTTTTCGCTCTTTTTGGAAAAGCACACCTCTCTGGGCGCGTCAAGGAGTTTTGTGCCATTCTTGACCAGAGCCCCCTTTCCTGCCCGTGGTAAAAATTACCCCCCTCGGTAGAGTGTTTGGACGAGGAAGCCCCGTTCATCTTCACCACGGTCACAAAATCGACCCCCCTTGCCACGCTAAGTGGGCGGTGCACCTTCCATGTCAAAACCATACGCGACCCCGCGAGCATAATGTGAAGATGGTAAACCACATTAGGGTATTGACACAAAACCCGTTTTTCCTTATAATGGTATCACACAAAGGCACAAAGGAGGCAAACCATGAAGGTAGAGAGAAGGCCGGAGATCACCGTTTGGAAGGACGACACCCTTCCAGATTTTGTGGAACTGAACTTCAAGAGCGGGTTCATCTACATCAGCGGCAACGCCCGCTCGCTCGATGACCTCAAAGAGATGGTAGAAGCAGCACTAGCGGAGGCCACCCATGACGAACCAGCAGCGGCAGAAGATAGCGACGACCTTTTGTCAATGGCTGTTCGACCGTGACTGCGCCCTCGATGCAGCGATCAAGCATTTAGTGAAGCTCTTAGAGGAGGCCGACAATGAACAATAACGAGTTCGCACTAATGGTCGCCGCCTTCATGGACGGGCGGTTGCAGGAAGCCGAACGGATTTGGGACGAAGCCCTCTACAAATCATTCGAGGCGGGGCAGAACTACGCGATGGACACGGTAGGCGATTGGCACCGCCCGTCGGGGGTGTAATGATGAGATACTTCAAGGTTTTAGATATCAATGATCGCTCCTGCAATGGCGGTTCTCCCGATCTCGTCTGGTCGTT